TAAAACACGAACTAACCCTTTTTCAATTGTGCTATTCATGAATAAAACTTCATTGAAGATTTCTTCATAATACTCACCAGTGAATTGGATAGGAGAATAAGTAAGCGTAAATGCCGCTGTGCTAAATTTAGGTAAAGCCAAAGAAAGGCCTACTGATAAAACAACTGTAAACCCGATTACAACAGATGCGTTGATTCCGAATACAGAAGATAAAATACTTCCAAGAACAATCGCGAATAGCAACGTTGCAAGGGATTGGATAATTGACTTTTTCATTTATTTTTTAGTTGATTGTTTTTTAGTTTTTTTAGGCATATCTGCAGGCAGAATTTCAAAATCATTTTCAGTTACTAATCCCTTTTCAATAAAAACGGAAACGAATGAATCTGGTATTTCACCTGAGTATGTTTTGCATTGTGGCCCGAAAGGCTGCAATTGAATTCCTTCTTTTAATTTGGCCATATTATTTCTTTAATAAATTCCTTTGTGATTTTCTAAGTTCTAAAGCCTTATGAGCATTTGATTTCTCTAAATTAGCAGCGCCAGCATCATCAGCACTATCTAAAACTAGGGCTTTAAAATCGTCAAATTCAGCCTTTATAGCTTTCAATGATTTGTCATGTGATGCCTTAGCTTGCACCATTGAATCTAACTTAGCTTGTAAGCCATTCTTTTCAATTTCTAATGTAGAATTTGAAGTTTCAAGCGTAGCTATTTTAGCTTTTAAATCAGCAACCTCTTCATCTTTTTTAGCATCCGTGCTAGCTGCTAAAATTTCTGTAATTAAAGCAATGCCATCAGCATTCTTTTCTGTTACAATTGTAGCCCCATCTTCTAATGTATGGGTTCCATCTTCTACTGGCATTGTAAACTCTGCATCAGTATAAACTTCATCACCTACTTTAGCTTCTGTAGCTTCAGTTTTTACCCAAACTGTATTTCCATCTTCTAGCATTAATTCTAGATTTACGATAGAACCAGAAAGGGCTTCATTTAGCATATTCATCATCTTGCTGAATAGCGATTTTACTTCTTTAGTTTTCATGTATTGATTGTTTAAATTGGAATGTGCTTTAATATACGCAAATACTTTTCTTGCTGCGACTGGGTTCCCGTTTATCATTTCTGTGGCAAAGCCCAACTCCATAAATTTATCTGCAGAAATTTGTTTGTCCATGGACATAATATCAGATAAGATTGTTCTGTCTGCCCCAGCACGTTCAACGTATATATCTAAGATTCTATTTTCTTGCGCTCTAACAGCATCGCTTAATTCTGCTAGTGCATCAGCATCTAAACCACTAACAGCGAAACCGTCTATGTATGGATTATGAATTAATGGCATAGCATTCTTTGATACTAACCTTTTAGAACCTGCCAAGAATATAACCGTTGCAATTGAAGCACACTCATAAGCGATTGTAGTGACCGTTTTACCACAATTCATTAATTGGTCATATATATCTATGCCTTGTTCTACAGAGCCCCCACCGCTTCTTATTTCCACTTCTATCTCTTCTGCATCTTGGTTGTTATTTAAGAAAGTACTTAAATCTTTTGCAGAAAAAGTATTTGAATCAATACCCATAGCCTCCATGAATCCATCATTCTCGCCTATGTAGCCTTCTATGTATAATTTTGCTTTTACCATGTTGTATTAATGAGTAACAAATTTAGAAACGATTTTAGTTATTTTTGAAAAAAGTACATTTGATATGAATACGAGCAAATCTAGTAAAGATTTTAAAACAATCAAGGCAGTAGTTCCAAATAATTTTCATACCAAATTTAAAAACAAGTGTAAAAAGAAAGATGTACAAATGAATATCGTTCTAATTAGACTCGTTTCTAAATTCTGTAATGAAGATTAAGAAAGTTGACTTACCTTAACTGACTTACTCCTATTATTGTTTACCCTTTCTATGTCCGTTACTTTAACAATTGGAGCAGGCATATTCTTAAATAAACTATTCATACCGAACATTCTATTTGTGTCTTGAGTAGCACGGCTTAAACTAGCACCACCATCAGCGATTAAAGTTCCTCCACCTGCCATCGCAACTAAATTAGAATTAGGATTAACCCATGTCTTTCCTTTTGCACCTATTGGCTCAACCGTTACTCTTTCCCTTCCAGTTGGATTATCACCTACCATCATTAATGTAGGTCCTTTAGTATAAAATGTACCACCACCAGCAGCAGCACCACCAATGATTTCTCTAGCTTGATTTACAGATGACAATATCTGTGTAATGAATGCCGCATATTTTAAGAATCCAGCCGCTCCACCAGTTACAAGGTTATCTGCAGATAATGGGCTACTTGTTGTAGCTGTTAAATTTGCTATTGATGTACCCAAACTAATAGCAACACTACTTAAAGCCGCTACCTTTTGTATTGCTGTTCCTTTATCCGCTGCATTGGCTAATTCTTGAACTATACCTTGAGCAGCATTCGCAACATCAATTGCTGATTTTATTTGTGCTTCGCTTAATTTCTTTTTCTTATCAGTTTCATCCTTCGCAATGTTTAATTTTGTTTGTGAAACTTGTAATTCTAAATCTACCGTTTCTTGATAAAACTGCTGATTTGTTTTTAGTTGCTCTTCTTGGAATTTCAAAGTATTTTCTAAAGTTAATTTATCATATTCTTCTTGAGTTATTTTTTGAGATTCAAGTTGTGCATTCAAATCTGCTTGGCCTCTTTTATATGCTCGGTCATTTATTTGGCTGGCTTTTTTATAAGCATCTTCTCTGTCTTTTAAAATCTTGTCTTCGCCCTCTTTTATTTTTTTCTGTCTATCATCATCTGCCTTTAGTGCATCATCTAATTCTTTTTGTCTTTGGGTTTCTAATTCAGTAATCAAAGCGCCTCTTCTATTGACAATTTTTTCTTGGACCGCAACACTTTCTTCTTCTAGTTTTATTATACCTGCCTTTTGTTCTGCTAACTTTGTTAATTCATCATCAGTAAGAGTTCCCATCTTTTTTTCTAACTCTGCCCTCTTATCTGTATTAGTTAATAATTCTTCAATTTCTTGTTTGCTTAATTGTGTTTTCAATTTAGCTTGATTCAATGCAATGTTATAAGACTCTATAGAAAGTTTTTTATTTTCTTCAAAATTCTGCCTTTCAATTTTACTAGCCTTATCTAATAAAGCCAATCTTTGCTCTTCAGATAATCTTCTATTTTTTGATTGTAGAATTAATTTATTTACTTCTTTTTCTGCTTCCGCATTTAAAATAATTTGCGCTCTTTGTTTATCAGCTAAAGCATCAAGGGCTTCTGCTAAATCATACGCCTCTTTACCTGCTTTTTTCATGTCTTCAGCCATGCCATCAAAAGATGTTCTTATTTGCTCTATGCCAGCCGCTACATTACCGCTAAGTATAGCTACCAATCCTTGTCCAACTCTTATTAGGCGCTGTATAAACACATCAACTACGGCATTAATGCCAGCAAATGTGGCCGTAATTTTATCTACTAATGGTTGAAATTTTGTAAACGCAGCTATTACCCCACCAATTAATAAGATTAAAACACCTATTGCAGATGCTTTTATTAATCCATTGAAAGAACTAAATCCAGATTGTGCAGTTTTGATACCATCTTTTGCCAATTCAAACTTCTTTTTTAATGAACCAACATTAACTCCAAAGATTGAAATATTATCTGCAGCATCTAAAATTGATTTTTTATAATCACCAACACTTCTTCTATTATCTCCAATCGCCCCTTCGTTTTTCTTTAATTCATCAGATATACTTTTTATCTGTGCTTGCAATTTGCCACCTACTTCAATGTTATCTCGCTCTTCTTTACTTAATTGATTATACTTCTGTGTTAGATTAGATAACTCTGCCCTCATTGATACAATAGAACCCTCTGCAGCCTTAAAAGAACGCACAGAATTATCAACGGCCCTAGCCATATCAGATTGCTCTTTTTTTAACACACGAATAATAGAAGCGTATTCTTGGTATTCAATTTTACCCTCTTCCGTTGTAGTATCTAAATCTTTTTGTTTTTTAATCAAATCATCAAGCCTAGATTTCATTTGCGCAATCTCTGTGACTGCTTCATCCATGTCCACCGTGAACGTGAATATTATTTCTTCGTTTTCCATATCTTAATCTATTTGAATTAATGTTACCTCACAACTACCTCCCGTTCCTACTGGGTACTGGCTTATTTCGTTTATGTAAAAATGGCCCCTAACATGGCCGCAATTTTTATGCATGAAATCTAAAAATATTGGAATAGAAAAGTCAAGGTTTGTGATGTCTGCCCTTGTTAATCTTATAAGCATTGTAAGTACTTTGCTATTATCTAGAATATCTTTTAACGTGCCATAGTAAGTTGGGATTAAAGCATCAAACCCTATTTTATCAAAAAACAATTCAGCCGATTGTGTTGGCATTGGGAAAGGCAATTGCTGTATCAAATTATTATTCGTTATTTCAACGTATGCAATCTTTCCATTTAATTCACCATCTATGCCATTTATTGGTATTAATGCAAGTTCTTTTCCAAACATTGGCTGCCTAACTATAGGGCTAAATTCAGACTCAAATACATCGCCTTGGTTTTCTACATTTTCATTATCATAGTCAAAAGAACCTTGTCCAATTGTGGTACCAGAAATGAAAGGGTCTTTGTCATCTATGTTATATTTCAAGAAATTAGTTTTGTAATAATTATCAAAGAAATCAAATACAATTGTGGGGTCTTCAGACAAATCAATTTTGCTAGTCCAATCTTTTGCTTTATGAATATTTGATTTGATTGTTTCTAATTTAAAAAAGTTTATTGCTTTAGAAATATTATCTGTAGAAGTAACAACTAAGAATTGATTTAAAATAGTTATCACTAAATCAGATTGTTTTATCTCTGGTAATGCCAATGCCAAATCTGTCCATTGATTAAGTGTTTGTTCAATCTTATAATCTGGGCCATCATAATACATTAAACCGCCTTTACAATTCAATTGCCCAATTAATGGAGAATCAAATTCAAGATAAAATACACGTCCATCAACCCCATTTTCACCAGAACTAAATGAACCTTCAAAAATGTAATCACCTGCAGTATTCAATATTACTGATGACATAATTTGTGTATTAACTAAATTGCCCATACTATCAACTTTGCCAGTCTTGAAATTGGCCATTAAAGATGACTGATTGCTGCTTATGTTTATTATTAATTTATAGGTTAAATTTTTTACAGTTTGTGGCATAGGGAACCAATCAAGTAATGCGTAAAAGCCAGCATTAAATTCACCCCATTCTCCAGGAAAAAAAATATACTTTGATGAATCACGGAAATAAACAATATCGGCACCAAGAAATGTGCGATTTGTGGCTGCATCTATTTGAATGTTATTAGCTACCTCTGGCCTAAAAGAAACTTCTTTTCCGAAACTTCTTTTATACCAATATTTATTAGAATATGGGATAACACATTTTTTGAATAATTCATCTTCTAATAATTCCCCATAAAATGCGTAACCACTTTTAGCAATCATCTTCTTTAATAAATCACTTACATAGAATGCTGGCCTAAATGCATTCGCCCCAAAGACATAACTACTTGGTATATTTTTATCATACCATACATTAGGGAATACAAATTTAGAAGTGTTTAATCTGTTAGAATTTACGCCAGCATCATTAAAAAAAAAGTTATAATCATCCAAATCTAAATCTTGTAATGTGCTATCAGATACAGATTTGTACCAATCAGAATTCCCAGAATATATGGTGGCAGTAATAGTATCTTTTGATGAATTAATTTTAGCAAATCCAGATAATATTTTTACTCCAGATTCATATACTTGGCAATCTATAATTAATTTAGGTTTACCTGATATAGATGAGAAAGAGTTTGCGTGACCTATAGCGATTCTATTATTGTTAGTTAATGGAATATCTATGCTATTGGAATAAACTCCTTGTCGGGTATCTATAGCCCCTAAATCATTAGTTGAATAAGTGAATACTATTTCATCTGTTATGCCATCTATTAAAATGCCATCAAAAAATATTTCTATAGTATTCATTATTGTCTTTGAATTTTAATTTGTTTAGAATATTTGAAAGTGAAATCCATTGCAAAGAATCTAGAATTTGTTTTTCTTATTTCAAAACTTCCTTCATCAAGGATTATGCTTTTATAAGTGGCAGCATCCTCCATATCCGTGCAGGCCCAAACTTGAATTGAATTCTTTAAACTGGTTAGCGCTGGCAAATGTGATTCTGGAATATAATCTTCGTTAACAAAAATCATATCTTCTACTCTACCTCTATTGAAATACCTTAATTCATTTGAGGAATTAATAAATTGTTCTGAATCGTTTTGGTCTATGCTAAATGTCTTCGGGCTGTTGACCCAATAACTTTGTCTTCCTCCCGTTTGATTAATCCATACAATTCCAATTGGCTCATAAGGGCAATCCGCTACAGATAACAAATCTGGTAATGGACATTCTACTGCTTGAATAAATACAGATGAACTTTCTGAATTCCCATTGTATTCTATTTGTATTGTTACCCCTGCTTCTGGCAATCCATCTGTTACGATTTCTATTACACCATTTGTATTAACGGTTATTCCACCAACTGGTGTTACTATTTGATAATCATTATAAGAAGGGCTGGTCTTAAATAAAACAGATTCATCACCAGTTCCAATACACACTGTATAACTTGTTTTAACTGGCTCTGTGGCGCAATTTTCAATTTGAATATAAAAAGGTTCAATGAATTGTACAGCGCTTGGGCCTTCGCCTATAAAGTAGCTTATTAAAAGAACGATAATTGCAGGGGTTTCAAGTGTGCAAGTTATTTCGCCTGCAGGTGACATCTCTAATCCATCTGGCCCAATCAAAATAGTCGGGGTAACGAAACCAACTGGGAAATCAATTGTGAAACTTTGCGCTTCTGGGCTACCGCATAAGACCTTAAAATTAGTACTTATCATATTGCTCTAGTTATTACTTGGTCATCAATGATATATGAATAGATAGATGTCTGTTCATTTTGTTTAATTACACCAGAATCAATTGGCCATTGTAAAGGTGTGCCATACAATGCAACAAACCCACTCGCATTTACATCTTCTACGCATCCATTTAGGCAGAATTTAGTATCACCAATTTTATAATCAAGTCCAGAATTATAAACTGGGGTACCGTTATAATTTAACTGGCCCGTTCCGTTGAATTCACTTACATACAATTCATAATGTAGATGTAAATTCTGGTCTGTCCCTATTGCATCTGCAGCCATTAAATTATAAAACGCATCTTGCATAAATCCAGCAACATTGATTTTGTATTGGCCATCTTTAAATATTGCTTGTATTGTAGCGTATTCAGATATAGGTCTGTAATTGTATAAAACATGAGTAGGCAAATAACCTACTAATAATTTACAAACAACTGGCTCTTCTTTATGCAACATAACATCTTCACTAAATCCAAACATACCTGCAGGCATTGTGATTATAATCTTGCTGCCTTCAGTACCTATAATTTCATACGGGCCAGAGGGAAATAAATTAGGAAAATAAACCTTGTAACCAATTTTAAAAATATCAAATTGGCTATAAACATTTACGGCCATGTATGTAGGCATTGTGGTGGATGCGCTAACTGCTAACAAGGAAAACAATTGTGTATTGGTGAATCTATAAATTGCATCATCATAGGCGCTTGTCCATGGTGCTGGTTGTTCTAATAAATTTATCATTTTGCTATCATATTACTTGGTACTGATTTTAAAACATCACTCTTAATTATGCCTATAGAAGATAGGATTAAATCTTTTTTTATGCTTTGTATTAATGCATCATCAATAACACCATCTAACAACGGGCTAGGATTGCCTTGATATTTTCTAAAGATGGTTGTTCCTTCTCTATGTATTTTCCTTGTTATTAAGAAGGCTAAAGAGTCTTTTGATATTCCATCAGGTGTTATGCCTTTTACATCAATCCACTTCTTTATAACCTCTAAAAGAGTTGGGCTGCCAGCGCTTGTTGATTCTGTTGGTTTCCTACCATAAATTAAAGCGCCAATACTTTTCTTTCCATAAATAGTTAATGTCATATTTGAAACATCACCACGGATAGAATTAATAGTATCACCGCTGGCAACACTTGGCCCGTATCCAGTTAAATTCTTATTCCTAAGAGCGTTCTTAACGCCCTCAACAATTATTGAATTATACTTATCTAGAACTTCGTTTGCGCTTTGCATTTTCTTTTAATGTTTTTATTTTTTGCAAATCAGTTTGGAACCTCCTTACTACTTTGTCATACGCTAATTTTTTATAAATTAATTCCGCAGGCAATTTCCAATACTTATCATGCTTTTCTAAATCCCCATTGGTCAACGTGTCCATTGTGGCAAAAGGGCCGAATGCATTTAATTTATGTATGCCAGCAGAAACTTCATCTTCGTTAACTTCACTTTCATTTAGAACCTTATACCTTTCTACAAACATTGATATTTGGACAAAAAAAAAGCTACAACCCCAATTGCTTCTGTACATGGTAAATGGTCAATATCAATATCCAAATAAGTCTTAACAATTTTAGAACCTGCTTGGTATTGGTTTTCTTTAGACCTTAGTATTGCATCCTTAGATATTTCTAATTTACCCCATTCCGCAGCGGCTATATCCACTTGAAACTTTTCTGGTATATAATCAGCCCACTCTTCAATACTCCTCTTATAAATAAAAGAACATGACTCTATTACTGATTGAAGAAACATTGGGTTATTAAGCAAAGTTGTGTAACTAATTTTTGTTAGATACGCAATCCTTTCTATCTGATTATCAAACTGCTTACCATTAAATTCTGCAAACTCTGCCCAAGTCAAATCTCTCCATGCCGTTGGGATTTCTGCACTATCTGAAGTCCCATCTAGTTTCTTGTAAGTAACTTTTATCATTTGTACAAATATAGTTTATTTAAAATTTTATTTCCTTTAAGTACTTAAAAATTGAACGCCCTAGTGGCAGTCTTAGGGCCAAGATAATGTAACGCAAAATATCTTAGAGCATCCATTAAGTGATTCATCGTATCCACAATTTCATTTTGTATTTTCCCATCCCTATCTTTCATAAAACGATAGCCCCTTATTTCTTTAATTAGGTTCAAGCTATCCTCTGTAACGTTTATCTTGTAACGTTTTAATATATCTATGCTTAACATTGTGTCTTTAGCTGGGCATTTCATAACCTTCAAGCCTAAAGTGTTTAATTCGGCTATTGATTTGGGTTCTGCGCTATCTGCAATGATGTATTTGGATTTGTATTTTGGGTCCCACATTAATTTCTTTGCAATATCTGGGTTCTGCAAATCAGTTTCATAAATAACTTCTTTAATAAATAATTCGCCATTCTGCATAAAAACATCTACTACCGCTGTCGGGTCATTAGTAAAACCAAAATCCATTCCCGTTCCAACGTATGTAGCTGATTCTGGGATAGATTTGCAAATGGCCCAGTTCTTAAATATTAATTCTTCAATCTTACCTACTTGACCTAACCCATATACAATCCACCAATTCTTCCAGTATTCAGATGTCTTTGCCCGCTCCCTAGCCTTTTCTAATTCCTTTACAATTGTTTTGCTAAGGGCTTCATTATCCTTATAGGTTAATATCAAAAATTCAGAACCGTCTTCTTGTGATATTTCATGCGCCCAGAATTCAGCAGTTGGATTATAATCTATATAAACGAAACGTGTTGTTCTTATCGCTAATTGGTTAAATGTTTCAAAGTGTATATTGTTAGCCTCGTTAACAAAAAGTATGTCACGCCTCGCCCCTCGCATCTTATCTGGGCTATCTGCACTAAAGAACTCAATGTAAGAACCGTTTGAGAATTTATATTTTAAAGAACTCTTATTAAACCTATCTTCATTCCATAGGTTTGTCCAATTCATTATTTTTATAAAATCCTTAACGGCTCCTCTTTTAAGATGCGGGATGCTTTCGGCTACAACTGAAATTTCAAGATTAGGTTCTTGGACTGCTTGGTTAATTAATAAAGCTAGAATAGAAAATGTTTTAGAACTACTGGTACCACCTTGTACAATTCTATACCGACTGCGCATCTTTGATATTTTTATTTGCGCTGTGGTCTTCTGTAGTGTCATTACCATTATTTCTTTTTCTTTTTGGTCCTTACGATATTACCTTTTTCGTCCCTATAGTTATCTAGGATTTTTTCACAAAGTTCTTTTCTTTGTTCATCATGCAATCTTATCCCTTCAATTTGCTCTGGCGTTAACTCTTTAATAATCATTCAAGTCTATTCCATTAAAAATTGGCCTTTCAAATTCTAACACTTGCTCAACTCTTTCAATGTAGCCTCTTTTCTTCCCTTTGGTTTTTAAGTAGAAGATTGTTGCTGCAGTATCGTTGTTATTAATCTGCTCATGTAATTTACTTTCTGCAAAATCCAAAGCCATATCAGAAATACTTTCTACTGATAATTTATATTCAGCATCATCAGCAATCCAATTGTAATGTGTCTGCCTTGATATGCCTACTTTTTTGCAAGCAGTTGTTACTATACCTAAAGACTTTTCTAAAGCCTCTATCATAGCGTTCTTTTGCGTTTTAATTTTTAAATCATTCTTCATTTTTGTCTTTTATTAGGAACGCTTTTAAAGGATAGAAGATTAGGCTATTGCGATAACCACCTTCTTTGATTGGAACTATCGGTGTAACCCCATGTATGTTCATCCACGCTGGGTAAACTAACATGGAACCATCTGTCTGTTCTATTGTTATGCCATAATCTGGGACACTTAAATTCCCCCCATGGCTATCTTTCCTTTTTGTAATAATAACGTTAACCGTATTTTGGATATTACCAGTATCACGGTGGTATGCAGCGGAAATATTAAAATTAGAAATAGAACTTGTAAATATATTGCCAAACTTAAACCTCTTATCTACCGATTCAAATATCTTCAATTGGGTTTTATATTGTTCTGGTAAGTACTCCATCACAATCTTTTCAGATTCTAGGGCCAACATAAACATGGCTTTGATAAACATCTTTGCAGTTGGAACAGAATGAACAGAACTAACCGTATTATAGTAGCGCATAAATTGAGGCTTAGCTGGCACACCTCCTAAGATAGTTGACATCTGTACCGTGCCGATTTGCCTAGCTTGCTTCCTAGTTATGGTTGGGTCTGCGAAATGCGCTTTTAAAACATCGCTCCTTTCCATTAATGTCTTTGGAACATTCTTGCTCTTAAATTCTTGATTTGCTAAATCTGCCAACTTTGTAGCCTTCTCTGGCATTTCTTTTAAGAAGAATCCAATAGCTTTTCCATCTACATAGAAGATTGTGTCTTGGTTTATATTTGGTGCAATATGCGGACACTTCTCACCTACTTTTACATTATGTTTGATTTTCTCTAGGTGTATTATTTTCATATCAAAGAATTCTGTTTAAAAATAGTTAGAACCTTTTCTTTAGTGTGGTTTTTTAAAATCAAATCGTTCTGTGATAAATCATAAGTTTTGCCAGTATTCAAAATATCCAATATTTCTTCTGGTGTTTCTGCACATAAACAATTCACGCCTTCTTTAAATATAGAACCTTCCTTAGCAACCCACTTACGGTTAAGAATAAGGTAACAACGTGCATTCATGGCTTCAAAAAAACTATATTGTGTACCACCCCCATCACCTTGGATATTAGTTAAGTCAATAAAATATTTGTATTCACTAGCGATAGACACTTGCAAGTTGAAAACTTCATCAATTTTGCCTTTATAATTCCTTCTCCAATTACTATCTATCTTCATTAACTTATGATAATCCATAAGCCTATTCACTTCCCCATAAATATCAACTAAATCATTCCCAATGTTTGCTTTAATAATTACATCGGTATGTTTCCTAAAGTCTATCCTAGCAATTGAGCAGGCTAACTTATTTTTGATTGTTGTAGTTGGAACGTTGTTAGTGATAAAAAGGTGTGGAATAAAAACAGATTCAATACCTAGCTTGGTTAACGCCTCTTGGTTTGATTTGCGTATCGTATAAACGATTATTTTATTGGCAATGGCATATTCTATAAAGTCATCATGAAACTCTGCTGGGTCATGCACAAAGATTGCTGAATTGCAATACTTCATAAGTATCTTGCATTCATTTTTATATTCTTTCCAAAAGCAATATGTGATGATAGACTTTTCTTTGTTTTTATTTAGATAAGATACAAGGGGCTTGATATCAATCTTAAACCCATTTATGTGATAATAGAAGTTAGCCTTTTGAATCCCAGTTGATTTCTTCAGTTTGAATAATTTAACTGCCATACCAATTGAAGTTAATGCTTCATAGAGGTGAACTAAGTAAGTAGTACTACCGCCTAGATTCTTATCTTTAATCAAATGGATTAAATTTATCTTACTCATAAAGTTTCTTGTAGTTTATCTTTAACTGGTTTTCACGTTTAGAATGGTGCTCTATAATACCTTTGTGCTTTAGCATTACATATTCATTACACTTCTTTTCTCTTTCTGTGGTCCTATAATCATTTGCTCCACCTGCATTATCCCTATGTGGGAATGTCATTGCAATGGCACTGAACCTTAGAACCTTATTGCCTGCCCTAACTTGCGTTATAAACATATCGTAATCTTCTTTCAAGTCTGCCTTTTCATCAAATAACATCTTGCCACCTAATAAGATGCAATCATTTACTATTAACTTATTGATTTCTATCGGTTTATTTTGATACTGGATAGGGCTATCTGTGATTGCTGTGCCAGCATAATCACAATCATACTTTATAAACCGCTCAACCATTATCTTTAAAGCATCTATAAAAGAAATTGGGACCCTCTTGTAGTTGCCTTTAACACCAGATATGATATTAACCTTGCGTAAATCATCACTAATCTGCAAACATATCTTTCCATTTGCATCCTTTATAGCTTGGTTCCTTGCTACAACTATGTTTGCATTAACCTCTACCACATTATGCGCACCAGCGTTCTTATATGTGGTTGTTTCACCAGCCCTTGTATAGTATGTGAAATCAATCCCAGTCAATCTTTTTATTTCTGAAATATTCTTTGGGCGATTAGTTGAAATACAAGCGCAATAAATATCCAATTCTTTATTCAGCATTCAACTTCTCCTTTTCCAATTTCAACTTTTCAATTATAAAGCCACCAATGTATAAACCTTGCGCTCGCCAAAATTTAATTAGTTCATGTGCCTCTTCATAATGCTCTTGTTCAAACTCTATTTGAATTGCTTTCTTCACTTCGCCAGACATAGAATTAATTTCTGATTGGATATTGTCATCATCTAAGATTGAATAATCTGGCTCTTCTGCTGGTTTCCAAATGTCCATCCCCCAATCTTCCATCAATTCATTATCCCAATTATTAGCTAGCGCTTCCCAATCCCATTCACCGAATGATAGGTTATCTTTAATGGTGAATTCAGCCTGCTCCTCTGTAGATAAATCATCTGCCATAATAATATGTACCTTATCTAATCCAGCCTCTTGGCAGGCTCTTAAACGCATATTCCCACCTAGCACAACCATATCTTTATTGACTACGATTGGCCTTAACTCTAGCATCTTTGGGAATGCCTTTATTGACTGGACTAATTTCTTAAATTTATAATCCTTTATAATCCTTGGATTTGTTTCGTTAGTCTTAACTGACTCTATTGGAACGTGCTTTGATTTCATCTTATAAACTTTTTATGTATTCTTTATTTTTTTGGTGCTGCAAATCTTTTTTTAT